ATTTTCTATTATTTATTATAATTGTTCTATCTTTTATATACCGTTACAATTGGAAAACGGTTGAATGTTATTATAATGTAACATTATCAAATGGAGTTAAGGTTAGTTGTGCTGTAACGGGACTTACGTTAGTAAACACCCAAGAACTACCAATTGTTACGGTGCTAGCAGATGCAATGAAACATGCTTCAATAATGAAATAGTTTGGCGAAGTACTACCATTTAATTGCGTATTCCCTCCCCGATTGAACTCGTTAGACGCTGTTGCTCCAGTGTAAGTTAATGCACCAGAGGTAAACGCTGCAGTAGTTGAAATCAGTGAGTACGTCAACAAGTACTTTGTTCCACTATTCATATTTGTGAAGGTTGCAGTTGTTCCATTAACAACAGCTGTTATAATCGTACCAGATTGTGACTCTACTGCAGACCCAAATGGATTATTAGCGGTTGTGCCTGAGTAAAGTGCGCTGATTGATGATGAAGCAGCTTGTTGTTTTGCAGTGTAAAATTTTATTCGATAATGTACGTATAATTCTCCCACAGTTACACTTGTTCCTTGAAGTCCTGATGTGGCTATAACTAGATTACCCCAATTGTATGACTTTGCGTCAGAACCCGCTGGGGGCGTTCCGACGTATAATCGAGGTGATACTAGCTTAGACTTATCACATTCAACACCAATCAAGAAACTGTTCGATGTTACTGCGTCGACAGCTCCCTCATACTGCATGAGGACATTCTTCGACAGGGCTGTTGCGTCTAAGGTATCATAGGCAAAATACCCCATTGTTGTTCCCAATGAGGTGTTGGTACTCGCTACCGAGTTACCGCAAGTAGACTCATATCTGTAAATCATTCCTTCTATCTCATAAGATTCGAAATTGGTTGCTATGTTCGACAACCATGGGAATGATGTGGCGTTAGCCGGGTTACAGGTAAAAGTCTGCGTTTTAAAAGTATTTGCGGATGATGATGACACGATGTCTGTAATGTATTCACTATGCTCAAAGATGAAAGTGGCTCCTCCCGCGAAGCTTGGTGGTTGGTTCATCCCATTCTGAAATAAACTATTCTTGCGAATAGATGGTAGATTATCTTGTAACTTATAATCACCCTTACCCATAATTCGGTTAAATACTGACTCACCGAATTTCTGAATTCCATGTCCTACCAATGCACCGAGTTGGGACCCGATGCTCTTTTCTCTTGGTGCCTGTACAGTGACGACACGTGTACGTGGTTTCTCCTTAGTCTTTTGTTTTCTTTTAGGTTTATTCTTTGTCATTGTTTTCTTCTTAGTCATTGTATTGGATCCCACATGACAAAATGGGACTGTACATCATTACTTTCCTTCTAAGTTAAGGATCACGCCGTGCAGTCTCTTGGCATTTTGTTTAGCACTAAAATTATAGTTTTGGGTGGTTTAATAGTAATGACCCAATAGCATTTCATTATGTAGCTATTTGTGTTCTAGTTGGCTTAGAAGTATCGGGGCGGCGCCCTCCTAGGTTCTTCCACTCTGGTAACTCACATCATATTGTATCCAATGACGATGACGGTCGGCCAGGCTGGGACCCGATGCTTCTGCATGCTCTCTAATTAGTTCACGTTCGCGTGTTGCATAACACGAAACAGTTTAACGCCGTTATTTCAGGGCCCACTTTATATGCATATCATAGTATGTATCGACATGCTCTCACAGTGGTAGATTATTCTCGTTTCAGATTGTGGTGTGTTCCCACTAGAATTTTAAATCGTTACGGATTAGATATATTTATTAGCTTGCGTTCGTCTTTTCCTTTGACGGTTGTTTATAGATTTATTTATTATTTCCTTTTAGACTAGTGATAGTCGTGGAAAGGTATACAATTGACTTCTCCGAATTTATCTAGTCCATTGTATTCCAATTCATAATCATCGTAGGCTTGTTCCATCTCTATCTGGACATCAGGTAATATATTGAAGGCTTTAAAGAAAGAAATTCTTGATTCAGCAGTGATTTCGCGAGCTCGGGATTTGAGTCCCCGCGCCCACACGCTGTTCCAATAATCAAATTTTTCATCTCTCTTGTACTTCTTAGTTATTCCTTTTCCTAAAATCTCTTTCTGTTTAAGATTATGAGCCCCACGAATTAAAGCCAGGTAAAAGCTTTGCATCATAGGTATTCCACTACATAGTGCGAGTCCACACTTTCCCACTGAGTCAACCCAACCACAGTATTCTACTATACTCTCAAATTTCTTAACTGAGTAGCAGTCTTTTGCGATTGCGACCTTTGGATCTCTAACCATTCGATATCCGATACCATCCCACACGATTTTCATTTGGCAAAATTCGATGTGTTCTGGTTCATACGCTCGTGGTTCCATTTTGAGTCGAAATCCTAAGTCTTTAAAATATAATTCGATTGTATCTTCTTTAATTCGATCCCATTCGCTCTCTTCCAAACAAATGAGTATGTCGTCACCAGCACACTTCAACGCGAACTTGGTGACTCCATTATCTACTAAGAATGATACCCACATTGCAATCATGTCCAACTTATTTCCTAATGCCGTATCCTGTTGACCTGATTTTCTCGTTCCTCGTGCAGAGTACTTGATTGACCCGTCATAGGCTTTCCCAAAACATTTGGTTATAATTTGTCCACGTAATAGTTTCTTCATCGCCTTCCTTTCTAAAGGGTTATTGACAAATTCACACATTACTGATTGCTCCC